CGTGCCATACTCCCCCAGGCTCTTCGCGGCCTCGAATGCGGACACAGCAATCGTGCCGAGGACGGCCGCGCCGGTGGCGACCGCGACGCCAAAGGGTCCAAGTGCCGTAAGCACGGACGAGACCGCGCCCCTTGCTCCCTGGAGCGGATTCTCCATGAATTGGCTGACGCGCTCCCCGAACCCTTTGATGGCTTCGGATTGCTTCTGCAGTGCTTCCTCGGCTTCCTTAGCCGCTTTGACTGCGAGAGCTTCGCGCGCGGCCTTTTCTTCCATCGCGATCATCTTTTCGTAGGACCTGGTGATCGCGTCGATGGCCTGCGGCTCGCGGTTATACCGCTGCAACAGTTGATCCCGCTGGGTGACCAGCCGGTCCACGCCGCTCTTACCATACGTCTCGGCCTGCTTTTCGAGCGACGCAATCAGGCGCTGGACGCTGGTTCGCGTCTGGTCCGAAATCCGGATCACCTTGCTATGCGATGATTCGGCTTTCTTCTCGAAGCTGTCCAGGCCGGCGTTGGCCTTGTCCACTATCGGGGTGACCTGATCCTCGGCTTCGAGGATCACGCGCTCTGCTTGGTCTGCCATTTCACGCTGCCTTGAGCATCACGAAGGGACGCGTCCGGAATGCGGCGAGCACCGCTTGGCGGTCGCGCGGCGACACGCCCCACTGCGCCTCGCGCCGGTTGTTGAAAGCGGCGATCTGCGAAGCCGTCATTCGCCGGCCAGGAAGAGACTCGTCGAGAAACCCGATCGCCGCGCGATTCTCGTTCGCCGTCAGGACCTTGAGGCACCGCACGGTGTGGCCGCTCCAAGTCCAGTCGCGGATCGGATTGAGACCACGCGCCGACTTGTAGTCGGGATACCCACGCCGGCCAGGCAGTCCTGGCTTGAGCGGCGCAGTCGCCTGGTCGTAGATGTTCTGTCCGCTCTGGATGCGCGCCCGGATCGAGTCCGCGAGCACCTGCGCGAAACCCTGCATCTCGATTGCGGTGTACGGGGAATAGACGAAGCGAGCGTGCTTGAGGACGGTTTGAAATCTGGCCATGTGCCGTTGAGATTTGGGTTAACGTGGATTTAAGTTGGGATTCATGAATGACCACGCGATCGAGGCCGTCGCCAGACTGAACGGCGAACTTTATGACCGTATCGCTTCATTTCCTCCGGCTAGGACCGAACTCGTGGACTTCCATTACAAGGACACAGTGGAGGACTACGTTACCGCTATCACGTCATTCTCCGGGCGGAAGCTAATTCTCTGCACTTCAAACGGTGTTGAAGCCGCTAAGGCGATACGACGAGCGGTCTTGCTATCCGATGTGGTCGTATTCACAGTAACCTCGCACATTGGCTCGCCGACACTATCACTTGTACCGATTCAAGATGACGTCGCGAGTCCCGTCCTGGGGGCCTCAGCAGTAGTTGATTCAGCCACCAGAGAACCCCGCTTTGCGACGCCACAGGAGTACCTCCAAGGGATGGCTCTAATGATGGCCTCAGAGCCCGAGTCATCATCGGTCGTAAAGCTTCTAGGTAGGCCCTTCAACTCGACTGACAGACCCGCCTGGCATCGAACGGCGTTCTCGCGCACTGCGCAGGACTTCACCAACGCGCGAAGGGAGAAGTGTCACATCGCAGGAGGTTCGATCCACGTTCAGATCCCAAAGGATGATGCACTCCTGGAGGATGCGGAACACCTGATGCGGAAGGGTCGCCTACTCTACGCCCCCTTTCTTTCCCTGCCGGACTCGGCCGCAGATATTGCTGAAGGCGCCTTGAAGGCTGACGTGATGAACGGCAGCCTCGCTGTTTTCGGTGGACCAGTCAAGACGAAGATGGCCAGTGAAATAATTCTTGAACTGCAAGTGCCCTATCTTGAGAACATTCCACTGAAAACCCTGTCAGAGATTCTCGATGACGAGGGCGAATCCATCGCTGCCTTTCGTCGTGAGCTCTTCCGTGCGATTGAGGACGTTGACATCTCAAAGGACAATCCTGATATCGAAAAACGAGTCACGAAACTCAAACGGGACGTGCTTGAAGACGAGCTTGAAAAAGTGCGCCGCGTCTGTGAACGCATTACGCGAGTGAACGCTGTCGCACGGATTGGCGGATACGTTGCTTTTGGCTCTGTCGCTGTTGCTGCACTTTACGGGCTTAGCGTACCGAGCCTGATCACCGGCGCTGCCGGGGCGGCGGCAACGACTCTAACCGCTTTGTGGCGGAACTATGAGGAGACACGTGACATCCGACGGTCACCCATGCACTTTGTGTGGCGGCTTCAAAAGGGGCGCGCCAAGGAATGATGTTATCGCGAACTTTGAGTGCCGTTGTCCCCGCCCTTGATCTGCTCCTGACGTTCCGCTTCGATCAACTCCACCACCCGGAATTCCTCCTCCGTCAGATCGGCGAGTGTGACCGTCAACCCGATGTTTTTCGCATTGAGAATGCGGAAACACCGCCGCACAAGCGTGCCGTTCGGCGAGTCCATCGCCTCTTCGAGCCGGTTCTTCGGACAGCCGGGGCCGTGGCTGACATCGATAGCCTTCCAATCCGCGCCGCAACCCGGACAGCCATCCAACTCCGTCTGCGCGGAAAGGCCGCACTCCCGGCAGCGGAACACGCGGTCGGGGCAGTCCTCCTCACGTCCGCACAGCGTTCCCTGCTGCAGCACCAACCGGATCAGGAACCGAACGCCCGGATCTTCCGGCCAGTCGCCGGGCGTTGCTATTCCGGGTCTTCGTCAGCTTCAATCGCCAGTTGCGCGATCACTTCGGACACCGCCGCTGATTTGTGGACGACAGGCACAGCGCCGGCGTAACCGTCGTGAGAGATGTGGAGCTTGTCGTAGAGGGCACCGCTCGGCTCCAGGAACGCACGCGTCTCAATTGATCTCCGCGCGGCTACCACGCTGGTCGAAGCACGTTCGTGGTCCTGCATCTCCTTGGCGGTCGGCATACGCAGGACGTGAACCACGCGCGCGCCGGGAACCTTCATTTCGATCCGGTAGTTGATGCCCTCGCGTTCGACGCTGGCCACGGCGCACCGCTCGATGCGGCCGATCACCATGCCGGCCTCGGCGTCGTCGAACTCGGGACCGTCTTTGTCGGTGCGGATCTTCGCGAACAGTTCCGCGTTGATCTTCGGCAGGTCCACGTCCTCGCTCTGCGATTTCCCGCGCCCGAGGAAATGGCGCACGGTGCGTTGCGCCCGCGCCCACGCGCACCACTCCTCGTCCGAAGGGAACCGCACCTCGCAACTCTTCTCGCCGCCCGAAAGGATCGGCACCACAAACGGCTTTGACGGATCGAAGCCCGCTTTCTTTTCGGTTTCCATTCGCGCCTCCTATTGGCAGATACCCGTTTGCGGCGTGATGATCGTCATCGTCACCAGCCCGTTTGTGGCGTCGTAGAGTTGCACGCCTGTGATCTGGAGCGTCACGATGCCATCGGTATTTCCGAGTTCAGCAACGTTGAAGCCCATTTTCTGGATGAGCATCGAGAAGGAATTATTGGTGTCGCGAGTTACGGTGAACGTGGCCGTGCCGGTGGTCAGATTGATGAGGTTCGAGTACTCAGCCGATCCGGCCTCGACGCGCACCACGAACTGCACCGCGAAAACGCGATCCCCCCACTCGAAACGCCCCTGGATCTGGTAGCCGTCCTGGGCTCCCGAGCCAGGGAAGAATCCGGGCCGGAAGTTGTTCTCCCAGGACGCTTCCATAGACACGAAGTCCTTGGCGCTGCTGCCGGAGAGGTAGTTGATGCCATTGAAGGTCAGCGCGCTGATCATGCCGGCATTGAACTCGTGCGGCGCATAAACGGCGGGCAGCGTGATTCCGCTGGGTGAAGTGTACTGGCCGGTAGTCACGCATTCCGCCGCGATCATTGCGCTGGCGCGACCCGGCGAGTTCTTAATTGACAGCTTCCAACCCTTCAGAGCGCAGCCCACCAGCATTTCGTCCAGCACCGCCGAGCCGCCAGGCCGGATCTGCTGCACGAAGGAGAAGTAAGGCAACTCGAGGCCGGTCGGATTCGTCGCGCCCAGAGCCGGGATGACGGTATACGTGTACGGACCGTTGCCGCTCACGGTGACGTTGCCCAGCGAGAACGCCATCGCCCACGCGAGAATCTCCGACGAGGCGTACTTCGAGATCTCGTAAGTCGGCATGTTGTAATGCGACTTGAAGAGCTGCGTCGGAAACTCGTGGCCCTTTCCGATTTCCGCACGATCATCCTCATTCACCGGGACCTTCGCCCACGGCTTGGTATTGAGGTTCGTGTGACGCCAGATGCCGGTGGAAGCATTCGCCGTTCCGATGGCGGTCTGCTTGCCGAATCCCCATCCGTTCAGCAGTTCATTGATGTTGGCCATGCTGTTTATCCTCCTGAGCCGGTGCTACCTGTTTTGGGCCAGTGGCCGCCGGCGGCGGAACCTGACGCCACCCCGAGACCATGAGCGGCGTGAGCGCTGCGGCGGTCGCCTCGACTTCCTTCACTTCGCCCTCGGGCGATTGCATAAAAACCCAATCCATAACTTTCTCCTCATTCGCCGCCGGGATTGCCTTGCTCCACCAGCGTTGCCTGAACTTCGAAGTAATCGAGAGTCGCCCCGTCCGCACTCACCACAACCGTGTTTCGCTGCGCGGACGGAAGATCCATGTCCATCGGGTAGCAGCCGGGATCGATTTGGAAATGCAACAGCGACGACCACGAGGGGGCACCAGTCGGTATCGAACTCACCAGCAGCCAGAACAAATCGGCATACGTGGCGGTGGAGTTCTGTTCCGGCGCGCGCAAGTAAATCGAAAAACGGTGCGCGAAGTGCAAAGCCCCGCCCGTGAGACGCCGCGGCGCGGTACCGTTCCAGGCAACCAACATCGAGCCGGGAGGCATCTGCAGGATGGCCAGCCGAAGATTGTTGTCGGCCGCCAGCCCTTCCATGAACGCGCGAATGTTGCTGCTATCGCCGCCGATCGCGGTGACCAAGTCCGGGCAGGACTGGAGCGCGGTCACCCATTCGCCAAGTATTGTTTTCGGATTGATCACGGAACCATCAACTCGCGCGTTGGAGAAGTGCCAGGTTGAGCATGCCGTAGGCATCCGGCTGCCGCACCGTCGTCACCACGTACTGCGTGCCCCAGGCAGTCACCCAATCGCCCTTCGCCGGCGGATTCGAAAAGTCGGAGGGATTCACAGAGATCTCTTCGAAGTTCGCCACCGCGCCTGACTCCTCACGCGGTCTGAGGTGGCGAATCGCGGTCACCGTGAACGGATCGCCCTGCGCCGCGCCTGACTGGACCGGCTGGTACACGACCGGCTCGCCGAAGGTTTGTAGCATGACGCCGTCTACCAGCGCCTCGATGGTGGGCCAGTTCGGCATCTCATGTCCAGTAGGCGACGATCAGTCCCTCGCCCGCGTTGTTGGCATCGATGTAGTAATCCGATGGCAGCAGCAAATGCCGGGAGTCTTCCGCCCATATGTCGAACGCATCCGCGACACCGCCGCCGGAGCCAGTCGGCCAGAATTCCTTGACCACTCCGGTGCCGTTCGCCTTGTTCATCCCGGATACGCCGAGGAATACGCGCCCCGTCTGGCCGATGACCGCAGCGAACCGCAGCCGCTCAACGCGCAGATTCGTGTCGGTGGTGACGGGGACGGGCGTGCCGGGCGTCGGAACCGGGATATTGCCGAACGAGTTTGCTTTCATTGGAATCAGAGCCAGGCCAGGACCTTGAACTTGGCCCCCGTCGTCACGGTCACCTTCACGTTCGTTGCGTCGTGCGTTCCTTCGGCGACCGTGAAGACGTTGGAACTTCCGCTGTTGTCCGCGCAAGAGACCAACACGCCTGCGGGCACGACCCCCAGCCCGTGCGCGATGCTTTGCTGCGCGCCCGTGCCGGTCTGCACAGCCGACAAGAACAGCTTCTGTTTCGATGGGTAGCTGCCTTTGAAATTCGGCTGCGGACCCGCGCTCTGAAACTCTGGAGCGTTAACGGGCGTTTTTTCCACTTTGACTGCCATGTCGTTTTTCCTTTCTGGCCGGTTCATGCTTCGGTAGCCTGGAGAGCACCCGATCGGCTTCGTCGCGCGTTCCAATCCGGCGCTGCTCGTAAAGCTGCCGCGCGCGCGTCAACTGGACTTTGTTTGCGGCATCGGGAGCGGAATACTCGTCGCCGATGTCGGACGAAGTGAAGCCCTGCAACGGGCGCAGGACGAAGAGCGGCGGAACGCGGCCTCTGGTCAGGCGCGCCCACGATTCACGGCGGAGCATCATGGCTACACCACCGAGATCACGTTGTTGAAGTAGAACCCGAGATCCGCAGAGACCAGGCGCATATCGAATGCCGAGTCGATCTCCACGCGATCCGAAGCCAGGTGCTCCATGCGGAACGTCTTGATGCGGACGCCAGCGCCACCGGTGGTTCCGATCAGGCCAGTCCAGTTGAACACGTAGCCCGCGCTGGGAGTCATCAAGCCCGCGTTCTTTGGGCGGTAGAACAGCGCCGCGCTAAGACCGCCGATGAAAGCGTTCGATTCGGTCGCACCTTCCGCCGCCTGGTTGTACACAGCGTCAATGACCAGGATCTCTTCGAGTTCGAGAATCTCGGCCATGATCTGGCGGGTGGCCACAGCCGGATTCGGCGCGGTCTGGCCGTATTTGGTGCGGTCTATGAAGTCGGGATGATCCACGAGCTTATCGAACACCGGGCGGCTGATGACGAAGATGTTAGGCGCGAAGCCGCCGCTCGACAGCCGCATCTGGGTCTTTGCGTTGCGAATGTCAGTGATCGGGCTGCCGTTCGGGTAGTTCGCGGCGTCCCAATAGATGACGTGGGTGGAATCCGCCGTCGCCTGGCCGCTTAGGTTGTTGGTCCAGATCCCGGTGCCGAAGAACTTCGAGACCCACTGGTTTTCGCGGCGGATCAGCGCCTTTTGCGTCAGGAAGATCGTGGCGTCGCGGTCGGGAGCGAGCGGCGAGTCGCTGTTGGAGCGGATCTGGTCATCCACGTCCTTGTGCAGCGACCAGACGTCGCAGTTGTACGTGCCGGTGGAATTCACGTTGTAGCCCGTGCCGGCGGATTCAGTCGAAAGTGCGCGCTTCTGCATTTCGTCGCGGTTGAAATCCGCACGCGCGTAGGTGTAGTAGAGGTCGCTTTTGTTTTCGACCGGCACGGCCGGAAAGGCCTTGTCCGCGACAAATTCCACTCCGGCGGCCTCCTGAAGGTAGGCCACGGAAATGTTCGTCAGCGGCCGATTGACGTGAACGTCTTGCAATGTTGGCTGAGGCATTTGTTATTTCTCCTTTGAGTTGTTGTGAACCGCTGACGGCTACATCTTGTATGGGCCGAGAAGCAGTGCGGGAATGATCACGCCAGCGCCTCCCGAAGCAGCCAGCGCGCGCGCCCGCACGAAGTTCCCGCTGGTCGCAGTGATCGCCTGGCCGCTCGCGTTGGCCATGAGCGGGTCGCCGGCATTGACCGCCGCGCCGGTCACCAGCTTGGTGATGCCGAGGATCGCGACCTCGCCCTCGACTCCCTGCGCGTTGGGCTTGTCCTGCACGACACCATCGGCGACAGCGCCAGCCCCGCTGAAGTTGATCTGCCCGGACGAGTTGACGGTCACGAAGTAGAACTGCGGATTCACAGTCCCGTTGCTCGTGAGGTCGGCCGCTGCCGGAAGGCCTACGTTACGTAATGTCTGTTCGAATGCCATGTCTGTCTCCTCTCTGCTACCGGGCAAGGCGAATGCCAGCCCGCTCGAGCGTGGCGATCAGGCCCTTCGCGTTGTGCTGCGCCACGAACGCGCCGTAAACTTCGGGATGCTCTTCTAGCATCTGGGCGTAGGCGCGCTCCTTGGTCAGCTTGGTGGTACCGCTTTCGGCGTAAAGATTCGGAGTCTCTTTGCCGCGATTCTGGCGGGCGTAGCCGGTGGCTTGGGCTTCAAGTTCCTGAAGCGAGCCAACCGCGCCCTGGTTCGGGTTGACGTGGGAAGTGATCATGCTCCTCTCGCTTTCGATCACGCGGGCGGCAGTCAGCTCTTCACTGATTTCCGCCACGCTGAAATATTGGCCGCTGGCCTTCTTCTTGGTGAGAAACTCCGCGGCCTTGTCGGGACAACCGGCCATCTTGCACAACGCGCCGATGGCTTCGATGTCTCCTTCGGGACGCATCTTGATCGGCTCACCGGGAATGGCAGCGAGACCGGCGAGCGGAGTCTCACCTTTCGGCTTCTTGGTCTTGTCCTCGATCTTGGCGCCACAGGCGTGGCAGAACTTCGCGTCTTTGCGGAGCGAAGAGCCACACTCGCGGCATTGAAGATCGTCTTCGTCATCGTTGTCGCCGTTATCTGGTTTCGAACCTTCAGCGGCGATGGGTAACTTCTCATCTGGCATACTTGCCTCCTTGGGTTGGGATATTGCGGCGATTGCCGCTGAACTTTGGACCGATCTGCCGAGCAGCTGCCGAAGCGCGTTCATGGCATCGCCGAACGTTCCGACCTCATCGGCCAATAGCGGTACGGCGTTTTCCGCCCAGTACACGCCAGCCTGCGTTGCTATGATCTCGTCGGCTTTTGCCTTCCGGTTCCGCGCGACCGTCGCGACGAACTGGTTATACTGCCGGTCAATCTCGGACTGGATGTCTTTCTCGGCCCGCTCCGAGAGCGGCTCGTGCGGGTTCGCATCCACCTTCCGGTCGCCTTTGAAGATGTAGGTGTACTTGAACCCTTGCTCGTCGTTGAACTTCGAATCCTCGGTATGCAGCACCACGACGCCGACGGAGCCAACAGCCCCCATGCGCGTGATGAAGATCCTGTCGGCCGCACTGGTGAGGGCATAGGCCGCCGAAAATGCGAAGTCGTCGGCGACTGCGAAGATCGGCTTCGCGCCCCGTAGCGAATAGATGTAGTCCGAAAGCTCCAGGCATCCGGTCGTCTCGCCGCCGGGCGAATCGACCTGCAGCAGGATCGCGCGCACGGCAGCATCATTCACCGCTTCCTGCACGTAGCGTCCGATCAGGTCATAGGAACTGCAACCGCTGAAAGCCGAAACCCACGACTCCTTCTTTGTCAGCACACCTTGGATGGGGATGACCGCGACGCCGTCGATCACCTGGTAATCGCTGTCGTCCGCCTGCTCCATATAGGCGGCGGCGAACCGCTCTGCGGGCTCCGCGCCGGCCACCGCTGTCGGAATGATCCCCAGCCGCGGACCCAACGCCTGAACCATAAGGTCCAGCTTGGGCGGATGAATCATGAGCGGCGTGTTCACGAACCGCGATGCAAGACGAGTCAGATTCTTCACGGCTTCACGTCCACCTCTCCCTTTGCCGCATCCGTCTGAATCTCGCTTTCGGTCAATCCAGCGTTGCGCCCGGTGAGCACCTTGCGGCCATCGCTGTCGTAGGACAGCCCAAGCTTGTCCGCCCGCTTGTTGTCTGCTTCCTGCTCCGCGTCCACGGCACCGGCATCGCGTCCTTGCGCCGCGACCTCGGCGGAACGCGTGGAGAGACCGCTGCGGATCGCATCGTTGGAAGCCTTGATGTCCTTCTCCGGATCAACCCACGGCCAGCCGGGCGTGACCCACTGCACTTCCTCGAATGGCTCGGGATCTTTGTTGTACGCGTTCAACAGATCAATGCCGAACACCAGCGCCAGCATCGCGTCGCGCAGCCAGCGTTTATACACCGGATGGCAGACCTGAAAGATGAAAACCGAATGCTGGTACTGCTCGCACTTGCGACGGAACTCCAGCAGGCCGGCGCGAATCGAAGAGTAGTTGATCCCCGAAAGGTCGCCGCTGATCTGGTACTCAGCGAGCCCGGCGCCGCTCGCGAAAGCTTGCAGGCAACTCCTGATGAACGATTTGAAATCGCCGCTGTCTTTCGCCTCCGCAAATTGAACCTCTTCACCGAAGTTCAATACCTGGAACGTGCCGGGTTCGAGCTTGCTGATCTGCGCTCCCGGCTCTGTCTGAGTCGGCCCGTTCTGATACTGGTCCGGCGGGATGATCGGATTGTCCGGACTGGCCTGCGTAATGAATCCCGTGATCATCGCCGCGAGTTTCTTGCGGACGATCTCTGCGTCGGTGTACTGCTCCAGTTCGTAGAGCTTCGCGATTACCGACGTGAGCCACGGCTGCCCTCGGAACTGGCCGGCGCGAATTGGCTTGTAGACGTGCAGCACGTCCGTGGCCGGCACCCGCTCGACCGAGAGAGCGTCCATCGGGAAAAACATCGTTTCGCCCGGATGCGCCTTCCAAAAGTGGTATGCCGCGCGACGTCCATCTGGCTGAAACTCGATTCCACACCGAACTGAGTTCTTGGGCGGCATCTGCTCGATAGCCGTGCGCCACAACGGTAGCTGCTCGGCCTCGATGAGCTGCAGTTGCAACGGAACTGTCAACCCTTCCTTCACCGAGCGCGGCCTGAAGCGGACGAAGCACTCGCCGGCTTCCATGACTTCGCGGGCAATCACCATCTGTTGGCCGTAGAAATCCGTCTGGCCCGATGCAGGATTTCGCGGGTCGTACTCGACGTCGCACTCCCGAGTCCACCTGTTCCACTTCCGGGTAATCAGCTCGCGCACCTGTTCGTCCGGATGGTGCGGCACCAGGCGAATGCCTCGACCGATCGCGTTGGCCACATACGAGTCCACGGCCCCCGACGCCCACGCGCTGTTTCGAACCGCGTCCCGGTTCCGAGCTTGCAGCTCCAGGCCATGCGAAAACAGGAGCGTGTTGAGGCCAAGGAACGGCGGATTCCATCCAATTCCACGACGCCCACGACCAGCAGCATCGAAGGGGAACGTCCCCATCGCGCGGGTGCGCGGCACGCGCGGGATCGCCATCGGCTCGTGCCCGGCTTGGCGCGCCAGCGTCATCAGAGTTTCGATTGGCACTGTACTTCTAGTGGCCCCAGCCGTTGGTCGTGTAGATGCGTACCTGGCGCACTTGCTGCGGCCCGCTCTGCTGAGCGATGTCGTTCAGGATCAGATTCCGGAGTTTCAAGTAGTCATCCACGGAATCGAATTCGAACTCGCGATCCTGAAAGCGGACCCTGCGCGCCCCCTGCTTGCGCGCCGCGTCGAGAGCGTCGAGATCAGCTTGTGTGAATGCCATTAGGATTTCTAACCCTTAGAATTCGCCGCCGGGCATGTCCATCGGCTGTGGCAGGACTGGTACGCAACGGGTTATCGTTTACTCCATGAGCTACAACGTTGCCATTTGTACTTCGCCGATTCCGGAACAGGATGAGGCGGCTTGGGCAGTGGTCAACGATCTCATCGAATCAAAAGGGCCAGTTCCATCAGTATTCCGTCAACTGCACGATCAGTTAACTGCGCGATATCCATGTATCTGCACCCTCTCGGATGACAGAGTCGATGAAGACGGAGTCTGGAGCGACGGACCGTTATGGAATGACTTTGGCCACCGGGCCGCAGTGCTCGGCATAATCTATTCGCGGGTTGAAGAGGTCCTGCCATTTCTGGTTCGCACGGCAAATGAACTTGGCTTGACTGTGTTCGATTGGGGTGGCCCGTCAATCTATCGACCACTAAGACCTATGTAGATTGAGGCCCACCATGAAGACCTCATTCGAAGCTCTAAGAATCAAACTTCCATCCTGAAGCGCACGCGGTTCCGCGACGCTTGCTTGCCGTCCGTGCGCTGCGGTTGCTGCGGCTGCTTCACTTCGTTCACCGGAGGGCTACCCACACGGCGCTCGAGGTCGGCCCAGTGCTTCTCCTGGAAGCGGTCGATGCCGACCCGTCCAGCCGCCGCACGGGCATACACCCGGCAATCGAGCGCCTCATTGCGCTCGCGCATCTTCTGCCATTCGTGCCGGCGATACCCCTTGACAATCTTCGTCACCAACTGCTCGGCGGTGATTTGTTTGAAGTACTCTTCGCTGTAGCGCGGGAAGTGGCAATACCCCGGTGGGAACGGAATCCCCTTCGCTACGTCCTCATCCGTCGGCCGATCTTGGCGCAGCCACCGGTACAACTCTTCCTTGGCCATGCCGGAATTGACCGGCCACACCCGCACGCCGCGCTTCAGCTTCGCGCCCGCCGGTCCCACCTCCACAGGAGACGCCGGCCCAATGATCGCGGGCGTCCGCGAATCGCCTTTGATCACCAGCACGCGCCCGCCCTCGCGTCGCGCCCACTGGTACACCTCGATGGCGGCAAAGCCCGAATCCACGGCGAGTTGCAGGATCTGCAACTCCAGGCCGGACTCAGTGGAGAAGGATTCGTTCAGCAGTCCGGTGAGTTTCTCCCAGACCTGCTGCCGCGAGGTGTCCCCTTCGAACACCCGATAGTCGACCGACCACGACTCCTTGCCGCGGCCCCACGCGGTGATCTCAACCTCGATGCGGTCCTTCTGGACATCCGCGCCAGCCGTAATGAACAACCCGCCAGACGGCACGGTGCCGACCTTGTACGTCTCGCGCCGGTCATACAGTCTCTGCCACTCTGGTGCCTCGCCGAGCAGCGTCCACGTTTCGCCAAGCACCGTGTTGACGAAGACCTGGAGCAGCGCCGGATTCTTCTGCGCCTGCTCGAATTGCTTGGCCGCGTCTGACCACGCGAACCAGCCAACCGGCGAGTACAGACTGGAGAGATGGAAGCCAGCGCTCTTGCCGTCGCCAACAGCGGTCCGCCGCCACTCGCCACACGCAAGCATCGACTGCTTCTGATGGTTGTGGATCTCCTGCCCGCAATGCTCGCAAACGTAGACGACCTTCTCTGTGTCGCCCTTCGGCCAGCGCAACTGCGCGAACTTCAGCGTCTGGAACTCGCGGCAGATTGGGCACGGCACCCAGAACAATCGTTTGTCGCTCTCCTCATACGCTGCCTCGATCCGGGACATACCCGTGATCTTCGGCGTCGAGCACATGAAGATCTTGCGGCGCGCGAACGTCCTGGTGCGCGCGGTCGCCAGGTTGACAGGATCGCCCTCGCCTTCCACATCGCCCGGATATCCGTCCACTTCATCCAGAAACAAATACCGCGCCGCCATCGAGCGGAGGCCGACCGCGGAGTTCGCGCCGGTCATCACCAGCACACCGCCGGGAAACTCCTTCGACAGAACCGTGTTTCCTGAGTCGCGCGACCGCGGATCGCTGACCAGCGCCCGTAGCACCTCCGATTCCTCAATCAGCGGATCGATGCGCTGTTTCGAGTTGCGCTTGGCCATCTCCACGGTAGGCTGGATGGCCATCATGGGGCCGGGCGCCTGGTGGATCACGTAGCCGATCCAGTTGTTTCCGCACTCCGTGCCGCCGATCTGCGCACCTTTCATGAAGACCGTCCGCTCGATGGGTGAGGACGGCGAAAGGCAGTCCATGATCTCGCGCAGATACGGTGTGCGATCCGTGCGCCATGGGCCTGACTCAGCCGAGGCCCGCTGCGATAGCGAGCGGTACTTGTCAGCCCACTGCGAGATCGTCAGCATCGGGTCCGGCCGCGCGCCGGCTGCCGCCGCTGCTGAGTAGATCTCTTCAGCCGTTGGAGTCTGCAAACTCATTCAGTGCCCTGCGGATTTCGCTGGTCAGAATCCCGTAACACTTCGCAGCTTCGGTTTCGGCCGCCATCATCGCCGCCACGCGATCCGGGATGTTCAGCATGTGGTCGCGGAACTGCCGGAACTTGTCGAACGCGGCCACTTGCACCTCGTTTTTAGCGACCAGCTTAGCGACGCGTTCTTCGTACTCGATCCTGGCGAGCTTCGCCTGGTAGTACTCGCGCACGGCGCGCGCCTTGGTGTACTGCGAAGCACCGAAGATCGAGACATCATCTTCGTCCTGGCCGCGCTTGGTGATCGGTGGCGCATGGCGCGAGGTGTTCTGCTCCCAATCGACATCGGCCTGTTCGGAATCGATCCGTCCGTCTGGCTGTGTCGAGATACGTTTGGTCTCGATGGCCTTTTGTACGGCGGATAGGGCGACTCCCCGATGGCGCGCGTAGGCCCGCTGGCTCAGGATCGCCATGTGTTCGCCTCTCTGCCAATCTTCGCGAAACCGGTCACTTTTGCCTTGCGTTTCGAGCGAACCGGAGTGATGAATCAGGTGCTCCCGAACGGAGCGAGAAAGGAAGCAAAATTATCATGACGAACGCAGAAACCAACGACAAAGCCGCCGCCGTTGCGGAACAGGGCGCGCACGTCGCGCCGGAGAACGCTCCCTCGAAGAAGGGTGCCAGCCAGAAGAAGGGCGCGCCCAAAGCCAAGAAAAGCGCCAAGGCCACCGCGCCCAAGAAGCAAGCCAAGGCCAGAAAAAAGGCGGCCGGCAAGTCCGAACGCAAGGCCACCGCCCCGCGCGCCGAGAGCAAGGGCGCGAAAATCCTGGACATGATCGCACGCGCGAAGGGCGCGACCCTCGCCGAGATCATGAAGGCCACCGACTGGCAGGCCCACAGCGTGCGCGGATTCATCAGCACCGCCGGCAAGAAGCACAACGTCAAGATCGAGTCCTCGAAGAACGAAGCCGGTGATCGCGTCTACAAGATCACCAAGTAGAGACTGCCCACGTACCCCACCCCAACGCCGCCGCCGAGTTTAACGATCCGGCGGCGGTTGTACTTTGTGAACTCCCGCCGTCAGCGCGTTGATCCTTTCGGCCACCAGCTCTTCACGTAGGTGGCACTCGCCAGCGCGAACGTATGTCCCATTGATCCTGGTGATGATGCGGTTTTCCAACTCCGCAATCTCCTTCCGGACTTCCGCCAGCAAAGCTCGGTTCTGTGACCCGACGTAGGCTCCGATGAAGCCAGCAGCCAGACCAGCGACGGGCACGAGGAATTGCAGAATGTGTTCGTTCATTGACGTCCGTGCTTCTCAGGATTCTCAACTCGGCCGACCAGTCCGCCAACGCCATGCAGAGGCCCTCGATGTCGGGATGGCCGGCCAACAGTTTGGCTTCGAGCCCTGCAATTTCGCGATGGCATCTCGCGATCTCATTTCGCAGGGCCTGTCCCTCCTGGAACAGTCACGTGTGAGATCCCGCCGGCGGCAATTCCACGCTCTGCTCACGAGGCGTGTTCTGAGTACTCGCGGTTAGGTCCCGACGCGTGCGGCGGATTTGTTCCAATTCTGTTTCGAATCGTGTTTGGCGTTTGCGAAGCTCTTCGACGGACGCTTTGAGCGCCGGCACCTCGGTGTTGATATTTCGCTTCGCGCGCAGCCATTCCTGGACGCTCAATGCGATGCTGACCGAAATATCGATAGCGCCCCACATGGCCATGGCACCCACCGAAACAAGGCCGATGTACGACAACAAATCTACAAGTGATTTTGAACTCACAAAAATTCTCCTCGTTCGCGGCTAAGAAGCGACTGGTGATTGTTCCGCGATGACCGATTCCGCAAACGACCGCCCGGAGACTGCATGCCGCGCAGTTTTCCCTGAGAACGCTTGCCAGCGACGAACAATCACGTCGCAATACTTCGGCTCCAACTCGATCAGCCGCGCCTGGCGTCCCGACTTCTCACACGCGATCATGGTCGTGCCCGATCCGCCGAACGGATCGAGGATAGTGTCACGCGTCTTGCTGCTGTTGCGGATCGCGCGCTCCACCAATTCCACCGGCTTCATGGTCGGATGGGCCTGGCTGGATGCTGGCCTCTTGATGAACCAGATATCGCCCTGGTCCCGCGCGCCACACCAGAAGTGATCCGTGCCCTTGCGCCAGCCATAGAGAATCGGTTCGTACTGCCGCTGGTAGTCCGACCGGCCCAACGTGAAGTGGTGCTTCGCCCAGATCACGAACGTGGACCAGTAGCCGCCGGCATCTGTGAACGCCTGGTGGAGCGTGTGCAGCTCCGACGACGACATGCAGACGTAGATGGCGCCCTTCGTTACCGCCAGCACGTTCGCGCACGCATCGCGCAGGAACTCATAGAACTTGCCGCCAAGCGTATCGTTGCCGATTTTGAGCTTCTTCGCGGTCTTGCCCTCGTAATCGACGTTGTACGGCGGGTCCGTAAAAACCATGTCTGCCAAGCCACCAGAGAGAACGGCCTGGACCGCATCCATGCTGGTCGCGTCGCCGCACAGCAGCCGGTGCTCGCCCATCAGCCAGACGTCTCCGCGCACGGTAACCGCGTGCTCCTCCTCTTCGGGAATCGCATCGTCGTCGGTCAGTCCAACATTGGACTCCTCTGGATCGCGCAGGAGTTCCTCAACCTCCTCGTCCGTGAAACCGACTAGGTCGAGATCGAAGCCATCCTCCTCGAGCGACTCCAACTCCACGCGCAGCATTTCCTCATCCCAACCGGCGTTCAGCGCCAGCCGGTTGTCCGCGAGCACCAACGCCCGTCGCTGTGTCGGAGTCAGATGGTCAAGGACGATGACCGGAACCTCGGTCAGCTTCAGCTTCCTGGCAGCCGCCAACCGCGCGTGGCCGGCGATGATCACACCATCTGCGCCGACCAGAATCGGATTCGTCCAGCCGAACTCGATGATGCTCGCCGCAACCTGCGCCACCTGTTCGTCCGAGTGGGTGCGGGCGTTGCGGGCGTAGGGGATCAGTTTCTCAACTGCCCACTGCTGGACCTGGAGTTCGGTCTTCATTAGCTCAGGAAACCTTCCGGCGGCTCCCGTAGAACGGTGCCGGTCCGTTGTGCTGAATGCGCCGGGCGTCTCGCGCACGGGGATTGTCGACCTGCTCCAGCGGGACATCGCGCGCGGCGGCGACTTCGTTGATTGCCTGGCCGGTACTGAGCAGAATCGGAATCTCGCCGCTCAGGTTCGAGATCCGGCGCAGGATGACGTCGCAGTAGGACGGACTGATCTCGCAACCCATGCCGACTCGATCAAGCACCTCTGCGGCTGCTATCGAAGTCCCACTTCCGAGGAACGGATCAAATACCAGGTCGCCCGCGTCCGTGAACGCCTTGACGAAGAACTCAGCGAGCCCACGCGGAAAGGGAGCGGAGTGCGATCCCTGGTTGGATTCCGTCCGCGCCTCGATGACGTTGCTCGGCCGCGCGACGCCACGGAAACGGCCATCGTCATCCGCCGCGCCCGGCTTCGCGGCTGCACTCCCGCGTGCTCCCGTGCCCAATAGCCCGCTGC